GGATGCGACCTGCCGCTATTAAGGAAAAGCTTAAATGAAAACCAAACATTACAGACAATGAACGAACAACTGAAAACCATCGCCCTGATGCTGGGGCTGGCGGACACCGCCACACTGCAGGAAGTGCAGAAACAGATTAATGTGTTGCTCGGTTACCAGACGGCCAACGCGACGCTGCGTACCGAAAAGGAAAAACTGGAAAAGGAACTGGAGACCTTGCGTCTGTCGGGCATTACCCAGCTGGTAGAAGAAGCCGTAACTTCCGGAAAGATTGAAGCCGGGAAGAAAGCTCACTTTATCGATCTGGGGAAGAAGGTAGGCCAGGAAAGCCTGAAACTGACCTTCGAAGCCATGCACGGCACGGTAAAGCCGTCGATGGTATTGAACCGCGCTACCTCGCAAACGGCAACCGGCGACTGGAAGAAACTGAGTGAAGTTCCGGCAGAGGAACTGAAGCTGATGCGAAAGGACGATCCGCAACAGTACCGCAGACTGTACAAGGCAGAATACGGTGTGGACTGCCCCGAACTTAACTGATTGTTGAACACAAATTAAAACACGAACATGAGAAAAGAAATCGTAAAATTCGTAACCGGCACACTGGTGAATGTGTTGATGAGTATCATTATCCTCTTTCTGCTTGGAGTACCGAATGCAGGATTCTGGGGACTGATTGTGGGCGTAGTGCTTCCGATAGCACTGGGCAAGTTCCTTCCGAAAGGTGCCGCCCTGGAAGGTGTCTATACCGAAGTGTGGACGGGCGAGCTGGTGAAGCAGCTTCGCGGAGGCATGACCGCCTCATTCCTTGACGGCGTGTCCGATTATTCGGCTGCGGTGAACAACGAAGTGGTGCATCTGGTGGATGTGGGCGGTGATCCGGACGTGCTGATCAACAACACGACGTATCCCATTGCCACACAGGAACTGGAGGACGGGGATATCGCACTGGGCCTTGACAAGTTCCAGACCAAGAAAACTGCCGTATCGGACGACCAGCTTTTTGCAATCTCATACGACAAGATGGGTAGTGTGATCGAGCGTCATGGTGATGCCATCACTATCGCCAAATTCAAGAAAGCAGCTCACGCGCTGGCTCCGAACAGCAATACGGCCAAGACTCCGGTTGTGCCTACTTCCGGTGAAGATGACAACGGACGAAAGAAATGTACCCGAAAGGATATTATCGCGCTGAAACGCAAGCTGGATGACTTGCAGATTCCGGCAGCAGGCCGTCGTCTGGTACTCTGCTCGGATCATGTGAACGACCTGCTGGAAGACGACCAGAAGTTCCGCGACCAGTATTACAACTACACAACCGGAAAGATTGCCAACATGTACGGCTTCGAAGTATATGAATTTGAGAACTGTCCGTACTTTACCAAGGAAGGAACCAAGGTTCCATTCAAGAACTCGCCTTCGGGCACTGACCATCAGGCATCCTTCTGCTTCTACACCAAGCGTGTGTTCCGTGCACAGGGTAGCACCAAGATGTATTACCGCGACGCACAGACCAACCCGGACTACCAGCAGAACGAAGTGAACTTCCGTCACTACTACATCGTACTGCCGAAGAAAATGGAAGCTCTCGGTGCCATCTACAGTTATGACGGAACGACCGAACAGACTTCCGATCAGGAAGTGGAAGCAGACAAGAACTGGGCTACCGTACGCCGTGAAGCTGAAGCCGCCAAAATGGCCATGGTCCTGTCTGAAGGAGGAGCAAAAGGTGTAAACGGACTGGAAGAAAAGTTGCAGGAAGACCCTGCAGCCGGTGAGGAACTTGAAGCATAAGGAGGACTGAAGGATGAAACACTTTACAATGGGTGAACTTTGTGACAGCACCACCGCCGACGCTCATGGAATCAAGAATACACCGCCTCTTCAGGAGGCGGGTAATCTGAAAGCCCTGGCCGACAACGTGCTTGACCCGCTCCGCGAATGGTACGGGAAACCGATATCCGTCAACTCCGGGTACCGTTGTCCGCAACTGAACCGGCTGGTAGGAGGTAAGGCAAGCAGCCAGCATCTGAAAGGGGAGGCTGCCGACATTACGGCAGGAAGCAGGGAAGAGAACCGGAAACTCTTTGAGTACATCCGTGAGAATCTGCCTTTCGACCAGCTGATTGATGAAAAGAATTATTCCTGGGTGCATGTATCTTACAAGCGTGACGGAAAAAACAGAAAACAAATATTGAAACTATAACCATGGCGTAGTACGCCAAATGCTACGCCAATAAAGCACAACAAAATGAAACGGATTATCTTATTTTTCTGCCTGTGTTTGATTACAACACTGGCTTCATTTGCGCAGACCGTACTTCCGGCTGCAGAACCTGAAACATCGTTCCTTATCGACCTGGGAAGCTTTACGGGAATCGTAGCCCTGGTTTCTACCTTGGTGACACAGATTCTGAAAGTTGTTCCGGTTATTTCCGCAAGCAAGCTGGCCAAAATTTTGATTTCATGCGGTGTGGGCATGGTAGTATGTATTATTGTCTGGCTGTTGCAACTCACTCCGTTACTTACAGGCTATATCTGGTGGCAGGTGCTGATTTACGGACTGGCGGCCGGACTCAGCGGATGCGGATTCTATGATGTGATTAAGGCTATCGGAGCACTGTTTAAAAAAGAGTAGAGCATTATGGATTGGACCCTGTTACAAACACTGATGGAATGGCTGGCTCCTGCCGGCTGGCTGGTAACTGCCATTGCCTGGTGGCGTGACAGGAAAGTGTACCAGGTCCGTGCAGTGAAAGAAACCGAGGGCACTTACAAGGCTTTATATGACGACCTCAGTGCAACGGTATTGGAACTAAGTAAACAACTACGAAAACAAAACGAACGGAATATCAATCATGAAACGGCTTTACGCAAACTACATACTTGCAGGTATGCTGACCGCTGTCCTGCTATCATCTGGATGCGCCAGCAGCAGAAAGGCCAGCTCGGAAACCGTCCGCTCGGACAGCCTCCGAACGAGCGTAACCGAGCAAACAACTTACGGGCCGGTCCCGAAGAGGACGGCGACCTGCTCGGTGAGTGCGGAGCAGTGGCTGAACCTGAGTAAACTTCCTGCCGGATTTGGGCTGAACTATCGAAACGACGGTCTGAATATTGACATACAATCGGACGGAGAAGGTGGCGTGAACGTCACGGCAACAGCCGACAGCATAGGAAGACAGGTTACCGTCAAGCATACTGAAACGGAGCACCGGATACGGGATGAAACTACCAGCAATGAGGTGAAAGAAAGACGGCCCGGCTTACAACAGTGGATTGTAGGAACAATTATTGCGGTGCTGTTACTTTTTCTTATTTGGGAACTGATTAAAAAGTATTTAAACAAAAATCAAACTCTATAAATATTATGGCAGATACAAGCAACGGAATTATCTATGGAACCGCCGAGGTGAAGTTCAAAGCTACCGAAGGAACGGATAAAACAATCGGTTGGCTGGATGAAAACGGGATGCAGCCTGCGGGAAACGCACCTTCATTTATGGATGTATTCGCCGCTCAGGTTACCGACGGACCGGTAGATTCTATCTTGCAGAACCCAGGATCGGATGCCTTCACCATGAATCTGATTCAGCTCAAAGCGCAGAACCTGGTAGACATCTTTGGAGGAACAGCAGAAGATGACGGCTCATATACTCCTCCTGCCAACTTCGTGGCAACAGGCGTGCTGACCATCAAGACGCATTCCGGACACAGCTTCCGTGTATTCAACGCCCGACTGAGCCGTAACGGATGGCAGAACGGTCTGAACATGCAGAATGTATTCGCGTTTGGAATCAGGGTAGATATGCTGAAACCAGCCGACGGAAAAGAAAGACGCTGGAGAATCTATCCACCGGGTGTGGTTCCTGACACATCTGACTCAACCGCAGACGCAGAAGGATAAGTATGAAGGCACAGGATATAGAACTGCTGGCAGGCGTCTCCCTCAGTGACGGGGGAATCAGCCTGCCGCTTCATACGGTACTGCGGAAACGTCCGTTCCGCATTACGATGAAGACACCTACCACACGCAGCCTGATCCGTATCAGCAAGCGTTATCTCCGAATCGGGGTGACTCCGGAAGAATATGATGCATACAATCTGGACCAGCGCATCTGGTTTATCTTCCTGCATGGGAAGGATATCAGCCGGATGGTGGCATACGGAATTGTTCGAGGCCCGGTACTGGGAAGGTTACTAAACCGCCCGGTGGCATGGATGCTTCGGGAACTGATGACGCCCGACGAACTTTCATCCGCCTGGCGACAAATACTGAACAGTACATCTACCACGTCTTTCGGGATTATTATCGCATCGGCAGCAGCACTGAACAAGATGCAGCCCTTAGCGAGCCGGAACGAGAGCGAAAACGAAACGAGGAGTTAAAGAAGGGACATACGGAACCTTCGCATAGCCTTTTCGGCGTAGTAGGCCAGCTGGCCACGGAAACAGGCTGGAGCATTGACTACATTCTGGACAAGGTAAATGTAGTAACACTTCAGCTCATGATGGCGGACATGCCCCGATGGGTTCCTCCCCGGAAACCGGACCTGAGGCAGCAGATCCGTGAAATGGAGGAACGGGAGAAACAAAGAAACAGTCACACACAAACAGAAAACACCAATCAGACAAAGGGAATGAACCCGATGGAGTTCTTTACCAATTATGCGGTAAAGGACTGATTATTCATTTTTCATTATTAATTATTCATTGAAATCATGGCAGTCCCTGTAAAGCTCGAAATATTCATGAAAGACCTGACCAAGGCCGGCCTGCAGTCGGTAGGCAAGAACCTGGACGATGTGGAAAATCAGACCCTGAAGCTGATTGACGCGTTGAAGCAGGTGCGTGCCGAGCAGCAGAAGCAGCTTGAAGCGAACAGGCAGGCAGGAAAAAACTACACTCAGGAGGCTGCAAACGTGCAGGCTTTGACGGGCCAGATTAAAGGATTGAAGGCCGGACTGAAAGACTTGAAGAAAACCAAAGAGGAGGTTGCAAAAACACCTTCCATCGACATCGACACAGAAGCTGTTACCCGTAAGACAAACAACCTGAAGATGCAGTTCAGCCAGGTAGCAAGAGAACTGCCTTCGCTTGCCATGGGTCCGCAGATGTTTATCCTGGCAATTTCAAACAACCTTCCTATGCTGGCAGATGCCATTGCCGATGTGCGCAAGCAGAACGAACTTCTGGCCGCATCCGGAAAAAAAGGTGTGCCGGTATGGAAACAGCTAGGAAAAGCATTGCTTTCTCCTCAGACAGCCTTAATCGCTCTAATTTCATTGGGTATTGTATATGGAAAAGAAATTGGTAATTGGGTTAAAAACCTTGGTAAAGTAAAAAAAGAACTATCAGAAACTCAACAGCTACAGGAATCATTGAACACTTCCAGAAGAAAAGGTGGAGAAGCTGCGTCTGAAGAGTCTGCAAAACTTAGAATTCTTTATACAGCCAGTCAGGATACATCAAAATCCATGAGAGAAAGGAATAAGGCTGTAGATGAGCTTCAAAAAATGTATCCGGATTATTTCGGTAAACTAAGCAATGAAGCCATTTTAGCGGGGAATGCCGCATCTGCGTACGATGAACTGACAAAGGCAATTATACGTAAAGGTCAGGCGCAGGCGGCTGAAGATATTGTAGCTGATTATTCGAAGAAAAACTTCCAGTTGCAGCGTGGAATCAATGCGGATACGAACTGGACAAATCAAAATAGAACTGCATACGAAGCCGCTTTGAAAGAACGTGATAAGATGTGGGAAAACTATCGTAAGGTAAACCAAGGAAGTTTCATTGTAGATAGTGCTGCAAAATCATGGATTAGCAATACAGCGGAAGGAAAATTGATTGAAGAATACGAGCGTCGTATGTCAAATATAAAGAAGTATTCCGAAGAAATTGCAAAGAACAACAAAACAGTAGAGGGTATAGTCAAACAGATAGACACATCGGCTTACACCACTGATTTCTCTGGTAGCTCCAAAAAGCAGAAAGAAGAGAAAACCGACTACGCTTCCCAGCTTGCTGATGCCCGCGTAAAAGCACAGCAGACTACGGAAAAACTCCGCATACAGATTATGCAGGAAGGTATTGCCAAGCGTATGGCAATGGCCAAGCAGGAATATGATGAGTCTGTGGCTGACATTGACAAGCAGGAACGGGATATGCTTGAAAAAATGAATCAGGCACGCAAGCAGGGTGACAATATTCCACAGAGCCAGTACGACGATGTAAAGAATACGGCGAACACCAACCGTATGCTGGCAGAACAGGTGTATAACGAAAAGATATATCAGATTGAACAGGAATATCGCGACAAGGCCACGCAGAGCCTTATCGACTACAATAAACAATACGGAACGTATCAGGAGAAACGTCTGGCCATTGCAATGGATTACGCCCGAAAGATTGCCGCTGCGGAAACAGAAGGAGAGGCCGACGTATTAACCCGTGAACGTGACGACAAGCTGGCCAGCCTGGACTTTGAGGAAATGAAGAAAGGGATGGACTGGGACAAGATTTTTGGTGAATTGGAGCGTGTGTCTACTGATACGCTGGAAAGTCTCAGAGATAAGCTGAAACAATACCTGGAAGGAATAGGCGATGACATCAGCCCCGAATCTTACAAGGAGGTAATGGATGCTTTCAATAATATAGATTCCGAGCTGGCAGACCGTTCCCCGTTCGAAACGATGAAGAAGGGGTACGAAGATTACAAGTCTGCGATGGAGGAAGTTCGCTCTGCACAAAATCTGTTGAACCAGACGCAGATGGGTGGAAGCGTAATTGTGGAAGAATATGACGAAGCAACCGGAACCCTTACACGTAAGCTGATTACTCAGGCCGAAGCCGAGGAAAGACTTCGTGCTGCTCAGGATAAACGATACAGTGCCCAGAAGAGTCTGACGGACGCGGCCCATTCCATCGGACAGAAAGGAATGGCCGTTGTCAATGCAGGGAATGACATCGTAGAGATGCTTGGTAATTTTGGCGTAAAAGTTCCGGAAGCGGTGAGTGAGACATTGAACGGAGTCAGCCAGGTAATGAGTGGACTGGAAAGCATTGATTTGACAAAACCATTCAGTGCCATTACTGGCTCAATTAAGATTCTGACTGGAATAGGCAATACGATAGCCGGACTGTTTGGTTTCGGAGGTGCTGATTATTCTGGGTATGAAAACCTGAAATCAAAGTATGAAGGGCTGATTGATATATGGGATTCTCTTATCTCGAAGAAGCAGCAATACATTGACATCGACTACGGAATAGAAGCTCAGAAAGCAGCCGAAGAAGCTAAAAAGCTGGTAGACGTGCAGATTGAACGCCAGCGGCAGTTGATGGAAGCTTTGTCAGGAAGCGGTAAAAGCATCGGTAGTCATTCGCTCGGATACCGGGTAAACCGTGGAATGAGTGCGCAGGATTGGGCAAGGCTTTCGCAGCTTACTGGCGGAAATATACAGGGATTTGGCGACGTGATTAATTTGGATGCGGATGTTATCGGTAAAGTTCTTCAGGACGAAAAGTTTGTGTCGGTACTTACGGCTGTCAACTCTGAGTTTGTGACCTACATTCAGAATATAGACAAGTATAGCGAACAGTTGCAGGAAATTGCAGAGCAGGAGAAAGAGGCATTTACCGGAGTAAGCTTTGATGAATTCCGTGACAGCTTTGTGAGCATGCTGTCGGATCTGGACGCTACCAACCAGGATTTTGCAGACAATTTTGAAAAGTACCTTCAGAACGCCATATTCTCTTCTCTGATTGCTGGAAAATACAAACAGCAAATTCAGGAATTATATGACACATGGGCTACAAAAGCAGAATCAGGAGGTGAACTGACCAAAGATGAAGCCGGTATATTAAGAAACAAATATCAGGATATTATTAATGATATGCTGGCAGAAAGGGAACAGATAATGAAAGATTTCGGATGGTCTTCATCTGCGGATTCCGGAAGCAGCCAGAGCCCCTCCAGCGGTGCGCTCACCACGATGAGCCAGGACAGCATATCTACCTTTGAAGGAATAGGACGAAACATGCAGACGCATCTGGCCAATACGGACAAGTTTGTGCAGGAAATCCGCAACACGCAGAAGCAGGACAGCCAGACGCTGGCCACCATAGCCGGACATACGGCACACCTGGTGGAGATACACGAGATATTGAGTGATATGAAATTGAACGGTATAACACTGAAATGATATGGACCTGACAGGATACCTAACAATTAACGGAACGGACGTATGGACGGAATACGGTGCTTTCCTGGGAGAGACGGAAGAAGGCGGACACGTAAACATGGATGCTTTGCTTCGAATGCCAAAGGCAAAGGACATTACCACCGTCGACTTCCGGGAACGGAACGGGGTAGAGCTTCCTCAGAATCCGAACGTGAAGCTGGGCAGCATCGAACGCACCTTGCAGTTCTTTCTCCGTGGGAACTCGAAAGATGACCGGCTGGACAAGTACCAGCGCATGATGACGCTCATCACTTCGGGTATGCTTGCAATCAATGTGAAGAATTACCGAACCTACAATATGTTGTACCAGGATATGCCGGCAGATCCGGAATGGTACGAAAGCTACGAAGGAGACCGGTTCTATGTGCTGTTTTCACTGAAATTCTTGGAGCCGCAGCCTTCTATTTAGTAATTGATTAAACACTGTTTAAATGGAACTGAAAATATACGATAAAACGAACAACCTCCGCCTGACAGCCAGCCCGAACTCTTCTTCCAGTGTCACGGAAGAAATAGGCGGGGAATGCAGCGTATCTGCATCCTTCACCCATACCGAATACGTGCCGCTGGATGTGGATGACTACATCGAGGTGGAAGGCGTTCGCTACAAGGTAAAGTCACGTTATCGTCCGAAACAAAAGAACACACAGACTTACGAATACAGCGTGAAGTTCTATGCACCGATACATGATGCGGAAGATACACTGATGCTGTTCCAGGAAGGTGGAACCACTTCTGAATTCAGTTACGACGGTGGTCCGCGCGAACACCTACAGTTGTGGATAGACAATATGAACCGCCGTGCCGGTGGAAATCTGTGGAGCATCGGAACGGTGATTACCGCCGAAAACAAGGTGATTGATTACCGGAATGTGAAGTGCTGGGATGCGGCTTTCGGCAGCAATGGCATCGCCGCCACATTCGGCACTGAAATGTGGGCAGACGGTTATGTGATTAATCTCTGCAAGGCTGAACGTGGGGAAGTGGTGGAGCTTGGCTACCTTCAGGGGCTTACCAATCTGGCGCAGGAAGATAACGGAGAAGTGAAATTCTTTACCCGTCTGTTCCCGTTGGGCAGCACACGCAATATTGATGCGACAAAGTACGGGTATTCCCGTCTGCAACTTCCAAGCCGGGAAATATATGTGGACAAGAACGTAGACTTGTACGGCGTGAAGGAAGAAACGGAAGAAGCTGCGTTTGCTGAGATATATCCTCAGTATGTGGGTACGGTTTCGTCGGTTCGTACGGAAGAGAAAACCAGCGAGGAAGGACGGAAGTACACCGTATATTACTTCAAGGACAACGGCATGAACTGGAATCCGAAAGACTATGAGATTCCGGATCTGGACTACATGTTGAAATTTCAGACAGGCGAGCTGGCAGGGCGTGGAACAGACGGCTCCTTTCAGGCCGCATGGCATGAAGACACACGGGAGTGGGAAATCATCAACGTGTATCCGGATGATACGACTCAGATTCCGGGCGGTGCAATTATCCCGCAGCCGGGCGACCAGTATATTCCCTGGAACTTCGCCATGCCGCAGGAATACATCACTGCAGCGGAACAGGAATACAAGCTGGCAGTAGATGATTTTCTGAATACTTATAGCTTTGACCCGAACAAATACACCGGAACTACTGACCGAAATTATATTGAAAAGAATAATACTCCGCTCCGCATCGGATGGAGCGTGCGTCTGCTGTCAGAACAGTATTTCGGCACCACCGGCGGATACAAGGATACTCGTATCACGAAAGTGCAGCGCAAGTTGAACGACTTGTGCCAGGCTACGATTACCTGCTCGGATGAAGTAGGGTCGGGGTGGAAATCATCGGTGGATAACTCGCTGAACTCGCTACGGTATGAGGTAGCCAGACAGGCTGAACAATATGTATATGATGTAATCCGGTCGTTCGATGAAAAAACACCGTCTGATAAGAATATATTCAGTGCATTAAAATCGTTGAAGACACATCTTCGTAAGGATGCACCTGACCGAACGGAGTTTTTGATGAAGCTTCTTGGCGGTATCATATCTCCTTTCCTTACATCTCCCGACTTTGTTACTGGAATGATGGGTGCCGGCATGTCATTCTCTTCAGAGGAAGGCGGTGAATCCGTCGGATGGATTGACAAGCTGTACGTGCGCAAGAAAGCCATTTTCCAGCTGCTCAGCATAATGGAGACCGAGCTGGCAGGAGCTTCCTTCATGTTCAATGCAAGCGGAGCACGGGCTACGATAACAAAGGTAGAGCGTATAGATGCGGTTCCGTTCTTCTACTCAGATGGTAGCGCGAAATACTATTCAGATGGCAGCAGAGCATACGTACAGCCAAGCGCACATGGCGCCGTGTACCGCTGTTACTTCCTTGCAGATGATGGTGAGAAAGCAATCGAAAACCGTTTCCGGGTTGGCAACTTGGTGCGCAGCCAGTCATTCAATATCAAATCCGGAGTCTATGAGAATGTTAGTAATCATTACTGGTGGCGGTTAGTCACTGCCGTCGGCGATAATTGGATAGAAGTATCTGTAAATCATTGTGACGAAGGTAGTGATATTCCCAAGGAGGGTGATGTGGTTGTACAACTTGGAGACATATCGGACACGGATTTCCAGTCCGCAATCGTGCTGTCTGCATACGGAGACGGTGCTCCCTATTTGACATTCTATCAAGAAATCAACAGTTACTCACTATCCGGGAAAGATATAGTCACGATTGGATACGACCGTGTGAAAAAAGAGGGATACTTCAATGTGTATGGACGGGCCTATATCGGTAACAGGGAACAAACGAATTACCTCAGTCTGTCTGACGGGAAGCTTGTCGGAAGATTTAGCGAACTCATGCTTTCATCCGGGAAGTCCGTGGTGGAAGTGACAAAGGAAGAAATAAATGTCGAACTTGAAGATACAGGTATCAACATTAAGGATAAAACCGTAACTGTACATGCAGACAATTTCTTCGTGACCAACACATCCGGTGAACCGATTGCTGTTTTCACTACTGATAAAAACGGACGTCCGATTGTCAAGGCCGAATACATTGACGTGGACAATCTGAAGGTGAAGCATCTTGATGGTGCGGAGGGTTCTTTGGAAAGAGGCTCTATCGGAGGATTTGAACTGGCAAATGGCCGAATCGGTAGTGAAGCAACGGCATCCGGAGGTGGAGGTAGTTTGTCAATTTATAGTGACATGATTCGTGTAGGCGGCACAAGCTCTTATGTATTAATAGGAAAGAATGTTGTTCCGGCGACAGCTTCTGGTTTTACAGCTGCGGGAAGAATCATAAACAATCAGACGAATACGTATGGCGGATATGGTTTTGACGTGGCCAACTATGGGTTGTTTATTGAAGTGTCTGGTGGAACGAAAAACTATGGGCTGAAAAGCAATGCTCCACTGATGGCAACTGCGTTTGTTGGAACCAAGATCGGAAGGCTTAACATTACAGGCAGCACCTACAAGATTGATTTCTCACAGAATAATATCTTCTTTATATATGCCAGCAGCGCATATAATGTGACCCTTCCGGATGAGTCGCAGGTCGCAAGTATGTTTGGTATGAGCAGCCTTCCGTCTGATTTCGGACTTATGCTGGTTTTCAGATGCCTTGCAGGCTCTAAAAACGTCACGTTGGCCGGAATATACGACCAGAACGGAAGTGTGCAAAGTTATACTTTGGCTGTCGGCGATTCAATAATACTACTGGTGGCTAAAGTTCCATATTTCGGATATTTTTTAATCAATTATACAAGCTGATGGACAAGGCAATTATAATCTACACAGCGTTAGTAATCTTATTAATATTAACAATAAATTGAAAACGACATGGAAGAATTAGGATACACATCAAAGTTTGATGGAGAAACAACCGATAATATCCTTGACAATGCAAAGGCTATAATGGAACAGACTACGGCAGAAGATGGTGAAACGGTACAGGTGTACGATACAAACGGCGTGCCGCATAAGGTGTCGAAAACGGAGCTGCTGAAAAAGTCTACACTGGCTCTCCCAGAGCTGGAAGACATATCCGCTTTTGTGGCCGTGAATGCAAAAGGTAACGCTGTAGGAGTTATGACAAAAGAGCAGGTTGCGTCAGTTCTGGCGGAACTTATGCCTGTTGCAAGTAATAATGTTAAGGGTCTTGTAGCTGGAAGTAGCTCTAATTTTGCTAACCCCAAAAGAATCTATGGAAGCACAGACGAAGTGTTAATTGGCACAAGTCTAGTAAAAGGAGGTTATTGTTCACTCTTGATTGATATAGAATTTTATAATGGTAGTAATAATACATTATATCACGTTGATGCGGGTAAGAGTGAAGGAAATCTCACAGCCAATAAAATATGCGGTGTTTTAAGTAATTGCACTTTTCGGAAAGATTCTTCAGGCAAAGTATATGTGAATGGAGTTAGAGACTGTATGATTGCAGTAGTTGTTCTATCTGACTCAGACAGCTTTTCATTTTAAATTTGTTTCCATGATGTCCAACTATTATAATGCATTCTTATATATGCTAATCCATTATCTCCACCTGCACATAATTGCATACGAATCCATCCGTCACAAGAAAATGCCACTAATATGCCATAATTCACGGGCATATTGTCCTGTTGTGAGTCAAATTTATAAACTCCGTTATTTACGGTATTGGCATCACCTTCCAAATTTAATCCAATGGCACTCAGGAAACCTGATTTTGACATTAATCCATCATTTTTTAAAGTAGCCGTTCCAATAAGTCCCGCCAGTGCTATTATTTTATGAATTCCAAATAAATAGTTATTTTCGGCGGAAAAATGGAAAAAATTCGATACCGCCTTGTTTACAATAGAAAGAATCACTTAAATAAGCAAGGAACAGCCCTTGTGCAGGTAGAAGCATCTTTGAATCAACGTAAAGTATATTTTAAGACGAACGTTTATCTTCGTCCGGAGCACTGGGATAAGCAGATAGCACAAGTATGTAACCATCCGCAAGCCAATGACCTTAACTCCATGTTGTTTGAGTTTATACTGTATCTTCAAGGTATAGAACATAGATTGTGTATTTTTGTGTGGTAAATCCGGGAAAAGAAAGCCCCCGTCTTGTTTAGTTAAAGTATAGACGCCAATCACATACTCTACGCAAATGCGCATTTGTTTAGTATAAAAATCACATTTCGTTTTATATTAATAGACGTGAAAATCACACAAATCGTTTTGAGAAAGTATCACAAATCGTTTTGTGGCTTGTAAGTGTGGCACCTGATGTCAATTGCAGCTTAACCCATCTTATAGGAGATTCACCTTCAGGTTGTTTCACCTCCAACTTTACGGTTGGACTGTTGCAAGGCTTGCCGGTTATCCGGACTTTGGCAACCTTGGGCTGCTCAACCTGGA